GGCGGCAAAGGTCGCCCGGTTGATCTCCAGCCGGTCCTCGGCAAAGCGCACCGGCACGTGGAAGCGGAACCCCGCCGTCAGCACCGCACCCGCGCCCGGCGCGATATCGAAAGCGATCACGCCCCTGCCCGCATGGGTCCAGCCGCCGGTCCTCTCCACCCCGTCCACCGCGACCCGGATGCTCCCCTCCAGCGGCCGGGTGATGATCCGCTGCTGTGGCCCGTCATTGCTACCGTAGACGTCGCCCCCACCATAATATTTGCACAGCGGGAACGCGCTCGCCGCGCCGTCCCCCACCCCCAGCCGCTGGTCCAGCGGTCCCGGCACCACCCCCTGCGCGCAGGACCGGTCGTCGAACGGATCGCTGAACCGGAACCCTCTCGCCGCACCCCGCCGCGCCCGGAAGAACGCCACCAGTTCCGCCAGATCCGCCTCTGATCTTATCCCCGGCCCCGCATCGAAGCTCAGCCGCGCATCGGCCCATTCGCTGCTCCGCCGCTCATGGCCGGACATTCCCTCGGCGATCCGCGTCGAAAATTGCGGCACCACGCTCGCCTGCCTGCCGATCGCGATCGGAAAGGCCACATCGTCAAAAGCCCGCACCGCCGCTCCTCCCTCTCTGAAACAGGTAAAGCCATCGCGCGACACCTGCGGCAGCGCCCAGAAGAAGGTCGCCGCCGTCCCGCGCGCCACCGCCGCGTCGGCCGCGTCCGCGATCCGCGCCCATTGCCCCGCATCCTCCGCCGCCAGCACGAAGCCGGCCAGATAATGCTGCTGCGCCACCGGATAGCCCAGCCGCGCCGTCGCCGCCGCCACCCCCGCCTCAGTCAGCGCGGTGCGCCCCTGCGTCACCCAGTCATAATCCTCCAGCTGCAGCACATCGAAGGCGGGCGCCGCCCAACCGACCGGCAGGTTCGCCCGCTTCGCCTCCGGCATGTCGGGGTCGAGGATCGTCGGCAGATAGGCGAGCAGATGGGTTACGGTCCCCGGCGCCTCCTCCCTCACCGCCGCGCACAGCGCCGCCGTCGAAGCCGCCAGCACCGCCCCCGCCCAGTCGAGCAGCGTCCTCTGCCCGGCATCCAGCGCCCCACGCATGTCCGCTATCGCGACGCCCGCAGCGCCCCATTCGCCCCGCGCGGCATCGTCATACAGGCAGATGCGCCCATCGGGCATGATCCACCACCACGGCTCCCCCACCTGGAAGCGCGGCGCCAGCCCCGCCGCCACGCCGATCGCCACGAAGGCGCGCGCCACCGCCTGCAGCCATGCCATCGCCCCGCCATGCGCCGGCGACAGCAGCGTCGATGGCGGGCTCCATCCCGTCAGCGCCGGATCGCCATTCTCCGCCCGCTGTTTCCATGCCGCCGGGCAATGCGCGTCGAACAGCTCATAGGACAGCGACCAGATGATATCGAAGCCCAGCGCCGCCGCCCGCACCGCGAAATCCCGGTGCCATGCCGCGCACGGCCCGTTCAGCGCGGCGCCCTCGCGCGCCACCAGCCACGCCCCGTCCGACCGTTCCAGCCGGAAATAATGGCTCATGCCGACATAATGGTTGATCGCCCCGCGATAGCCGAGCGCCATGATCGCCCGCAGCACCCGTTCCGGCGTCTGGTTGAAACAATCGTCATAGCCCGTCGCCATCGACAGCCCATGTTCGGGCACCATCGCCTCGCCAATGCCGATCACCGATCCCGCCCCGTCACAGGCGATGCCGGTCAGTTCCACCCAGCCCTCGACCGGCACGGCAAAGAGAGCATCGCACGCATCATAGCCCGGCGCCACCAGCGATATGAACATCCGGTCCACATCGCCTGCCCAGACAGGCTGCCCCTCGCCCAACGTGAAGCCGCCGGACAGCGCCGAGAAATCCAGCACCACCTCGGCATCCTCCACATCGCCATCGGCATAGTTCCACAGCCGCACATACCAGCTGCCCGGTACGCCCGCCTCGTCGCGCCCCTCGATCGTCAGGGTCGGCCCATGCACCGCATCCAGCGGCATCACGCCCCCGCTCCGCCAGCGAAAGCGCAGGGTGCAGGCGCGAAAGTCCCGGTCGCTGTCATAGCCGATCAGCGCATGGTCGATCCGGTCCTCCGCCTCCCAGATCAGCCCCGCCAGATCCCCCGATCCGCAGAAGGACAGGTCCACCCGCAGCGCATCCGGCGCGCTCGTCGTCACCGCCGCCATCATCGGCCGGGGGAAGTTGACGGTCCAGAAGGGCGGCGAGAAGCGCTTGATCACGCCCTCCTCCTGCCCCTGCCGTTTGCCGGCAAGCCAATATCCCATCCATCCTGCTCCTGTTTATGGCGCGAGTTTATTGCGCGATCGCCCCGCGCACCGCCCGCGCCACCTGCCGCGCACTGCGCGCCAGCGCCTGCGGGCCGTCCCCGCCCGACGCATTGACGGTGATGTTCACCCGCACGTCCCGCGAGCCGCCACCCTGCCCGGTCTCGACCCGCCCGCTGCTCGTCGGCACGAACATCTCCGGCCCACGCTCACCAACCAGATAGGCCCGCCCCGGCGCCACCTGCCCGCCGGTCGCTCGCCCCGGCAGGCCCAGCGCCGCGCCCAGCAGCCCCGCACCCAGCCCCAGCAATCCGCCGCCGCCCGATCCGCCCAGCGACCCGATCCCCGATCGCACCGCCGCAGCCGCTATCTCGTCCAGCACGCCCAGCGCCATCCGCCGCAAATCCTCGAAGCCGAAGCGCCCCGTCCGCACCGCGCGCAGCAACCCGGTCTCGATCGCCCGGCCGGCCCGGTCCGCCCCCGCCGCCAATGGTCCTTCCAGCCCGTCGCGCATCACCGCCACGTCGCGCGCAAAGGCCTGCGTATCGGCGCGCACCCGCACCACCAGATTTTCGATGTCCTCATCCATCGGGAAACATCTCCTTCAGCCGGGCGATCTCGGCCGCGTCCGGCGGCACGCCGTCCGCCTGTTCGCCCCGCGCCACCGCCCATATCCCGGCCAGCTCGTCCGGCGTCGCCGCCCAGAAGTCGCCCGGCCGCCACCCCAGCAGCCACGCCGCCATGCCCGCCAGCCGCGCCGCCGCCTGCGCAAAGCGCTCCGCCGCCATCCTCACCGCCCCGCCAATATCTGCCGCAGGATCGCCCCCAGCGCCGGTGTCGCCGCCGCCAGCCCCCCGCGCAGCACCGCCTCGCCAAAGCCCTCCCGCGTCAGCCCCTCGGGCGGATCGCTCAGGCAGTGCCAGAACAGCCCCACCATCTCCGCCAAAGTCAGACCGCCCGCCGAAGCCCGCTCCACCAGCGCGAACAGCGATCCCAGCTCGCCCTCCGCCGCCACCAGCGCAGCAAAGCTCGGCCGCAGGCACAGCGCCTCGCCCGCCACCATCAGCGCCGCCTCGCCGCGCGCAGCATTCGCCCCGCTCACAGGCTCACCACCGGCCCGGAGCTTTCCAGGTTCATCGTGTAGCCGCGCTCGCCATTATGGTCCCCGGCATAGTCCAGCCGCGTCACCAGAAAGCGCCCGCGCATCCGCTCCCCGCTCTCGAAGCTCAGCTCATAATCCGCGATCGTCCCTGCCAGCGCATGGCCACGCACCCGCAGCTCCGCCGCAGAGCCCGTAAACAGCCCCGCCGCCGACACGCTGACAGAACGGATACCCGCCCCGGACAGCAATTCGCGCCACCCGCCACTATCCTTGCTCGTCACGTTCACGGCCTCGCCGCCCACCGACATCTGCGTCGTCCGCATCCCCGCCACGGTTTCATAGGCCGCGGGCGTGCCGCCATCCCCCACCTTCAGCAGGAACGCGCTGCCCTTCTCGATTCCCATCGCTCAATCTCCTCGAAAAAGATAAAATCGTGCCGGTGCAGCAAGCCGCCCCGCAACCCGCCTCAATCCGCGCGCAGCATCCGCAGCCGATAGTCCATGGTCGCGTTCCACCCGCCGCCATCACGCTCCGCCGCGCTGCGCCGCACCGTGCGGGATCGCAGGAAGACGATGCTCCCCACCTCCCAGCCCGCGACGCCGCCAATGCCCCGCACCGCCGCGTCGGCCAGCGCCATCATCTCGCCCAGCCGCCCGCTGCCCTCGGCCCGGTCCAGCAGCGACAGGCCGACGCGCACCTCCCAGCCCGCGACATCCTTCGTCCCCCATTCCGCGCCGATCGCCTCGCCGACCACCGCATAGGGCGCGCTCGCCTGCACCGGCGCGCCGTCATGCACGCCGTTCAGCACCGCCATCAGCGCCCCATGCCCGCGCAGCGCATCCAGCACCGCCCCCCGCACCGCCATCTCCGCGCTCATGCCCTCTCCTCCTGCACCCACAGCGCCGGATTGCGCAGCCATGGATCACCCGCCCACCGCGCCATCAGCCCCGCGCCGGAGAGGATCACCGCCTCCCCCTCCACCCGCGCGTTCACCCCCGGCACTTGTGCCGCGACCGCCGCCGCCATCGCCCGCCGCCGCGCCGCCGCCCGCGCTTCAGCAGCCGCGCGCCCACGCGCCTCGATGCCCGCCATCATGACGCCCCCGCTCATGCCAGCCGCATCCGGCGCCACGGCCGCCACAGCGCCGTCACCACCGCCGGCGGCTGCTCGCTCGCTCCATCTCCCCGCCGCAGATATTGCTCCGCCGCCAGCCGGATCACCCCCTGCCGCAGCGCCTCGGGCAGGTCCGCCCCCGTCTCCCCGATCCCCGCCAG